TTCTCCTCCACCCAATTCATCTTCGCGGAACCCGTAAGAAAGGTAGATCGCCATGCGTTCTTCGTACGTCTTTCCTTCGAGTTCCACAATGAGCTGCTGACATTGTTTATTTGTGATCACGTGATGTTTGTACAGAGCCATGCCACATCCTTCCACCGGACAAGGTGGATAGTAGCGTCTTGAATTTGAGTCACAACGCTTGTGGCATATTTCATCACCATCACTCAAGTGGACATCAAGTTTATCAAGTATAAATCTATTACATATTGAACATTTTGTAAATGGGACGAGGTTTAGGCGACACTCGTGATGAACGTGGTGACCGCAACGGACGTTGACTCTACAAACAAATGAAATGTCTTCGCCGCAGATGCTACACATTCTAAATATCTTCCACATCTTTTCTTTAACGCTTCATCACAGTACCACACATCCGGCAGGTGATGAACAAGGTCATCGGTTCGTCTGCTGAACGCGTCTGCTTCTCCACATAGGTGGTCTTCATGGATTTGCACTTGCCGCACTTGAACATTCCGTCCTCGTATTCCTCGGGCTTCTTCTCGACCACCTCCTTCTTGGGTTCCTGATACCAAAGATCCCATATCTCCTTGGTGTCGAATGTATTTGGTTTGAGTTCGCCGTTCTTGATCCTGTCCAGAAACTTGGATTTATCGTTGTTGCGAATTGCGTAGATCAGTGATCGCATCCGGTTCGCGTAGAGACGTTTGAACTCTGGGTTCTTCCAGTTTGCTCGTGTGTCGTTCTCGCTGATGACTGTAGCGTTTTTGAAAGGTTTAGGCACCTCGACCATGTAGTCGCTCAGGTTCGATGAAATGTGTTCCGAGAGTTTGGCATGCTCGGTTTTGAGTTCGTCATTCGCATGTTTCTTGTCCAAGAATGATGCCCTTTCAGCACGTACCCAACACTCCTTGGAGTTAATGTAAATGTCCCGTTGTATCTGCACTAACTTGGTCATCGTATCCCTGCGAACTTGTGTGAGTTTCTCATGTATCTTTCCCATCTTGCCAAGACGACGCATGTTCAGAAGGTGTAAAAGTCTCTTGAGGATGCGCTTCCTCTTGGTGATATCAGGTAGGTCGAGGTATTCTTCTTCCTGGCCGATGAAAATCTTGGGCTTGAAGGAAGGTCGACGAATAAAGTAGCGCTCGAGTTTTTGATTGATCATTGCCAGACCCTTCATCTCATTTTCGATTTCTTCTATGTCTTTCTTTACCAAAGTGAGAAGTCGGTTGAGTCTCGTCTGGTCTAGAAGTCTTTTGCTGACCTTTTTGATGGGTGGCACAAAGGTTTCGCCAATCATCTTGTTTTTGATTTCCAACAGGCGTTCCTGCTTCTCCACCAGTGGGGTCTTGCGCTTGACCACTCCACCGTCAGTAACATCAAATATGTAGTTCCTCTTGGCGAGATATTCCGTCCAAACCTTTGAGTTGAACTTTTGTAGCTCCTTTTGGTTTTCGTTCGCGTCGCCGGGTTTCATTTGCTTGATGCACCAGTTCTTGGCGCCCTTGCTGAGGTGAGTGGACAGCGCATCTGCCTTGCTCTCGCTCACCAACCCCGAGTCAATGAGCGCGGTCGTCGCGAGCGCGATGGATTTGGCTTCCATTTTGTCGGATGTCCATTCGGACATCGTCCTGACCCTGAATAATTATTTCAACTTCTTCACTTGTAGGGTTTGAGAGTTACGATTTCGTTTTACTTCATTAGGATCGCCTTTACTTCTGGCACCCATCGGGCCTTTTTGATTGTATGTCTTTTGATGAAGATTCCAAAACTGCTGTGAACCCACGCGGAAGTTTTGATGGATCTTGGCCTTGTACCAGAACACACAGTCCTCGATTCGGTTGGATTTGCTGGTGTTGTCCAGAACCAGAACCTCATAATTTTCGGTGCATGCCGTCATCACCTGATTGAACATGTCAAAGTTTGGGAAGATCCCGAAGAATGCCTTGTACAATTTTTCTCGGTTCTGGATCACATTCTCTCGCGCGATGAACACGTAATCCACATTGGCGCGGAGATCCGGACTGAGGTCCATGCAGTACTGCATCGTCAACATGAAAAATATCTTCCAGTGGCGACCGTTCATGAAGCACTGTCGAATACAAGAGTCTTTTAGGAATTTTCTATCATACATACAATCGTCCATCAATATGAAAGCTCCAATGTCCCTGGACGTCATCTCCTTCTTTCCTGGCGGTGGTTTAAGGTTCACCATCTTCCTCTGCCTGTCGATAACCCTCTCTATAATGTCCTTGTCATACTCACCGTAGATGAACAAGTCAGGAATGAACTGCTGATACCAGTGATTTCCTTCCTCGGTCGCGGACATCACAACACCTGCAGGGAGGTGCTTCTTGTGATATAGGATGTCCGTCACCAACGTTGATTTGCCAGTGCCACGCTTTCCAATAAAAACACAGACCTTGTCGTCACCCATTGATGCGGGATTAAATTTTTTGAGCTGAATGTTCATGTCTATTAGTTGTATGTATTTTTTCAAGCCTTTTTTTGACACATCATAATAGAATGCGGCTTGCCGTCACAGGATACCAAGACACCTTTTTGACCGGAGACCCACAAAAGAGTTTCTATCAAAAGGTGTTTACGAAACGTGCTGGATACACGACCGAAAACCTTCGTCTGGCTTTTGATTCAGATATTCGTTTTGGTGAAACGTCAATATGCACTATAGATAATGATACATGTGATATCATCACCAATTTCTTTTTAAACTTTAGGTTTCAAAGCGAAACAAGTGTTCAACAGGATGGACACTTTTTTATAGAAAGCGCGCAACTTTTGGTCGGAGGTCAGACTATAATTAGCTTTACAGGCGAATATTTAGCAATTATGTCAGATTTAACAGATTCACAAAGGACACGAGATAGCAACGATGTCATGTTGAAGCGCACCGTTTCTCCAACAAATTATGGCACGGTACAAAAAACATCCCAACTTTTGGTCAAATTACCATTTTTTGGAAATGGTTACGAGAACTCGTTTCCACTTTTAGCTCTCAATAGGCACAGCATACAAGTGCGCATAAAACTTAGAACCCAAGAACAACTTTCAGGCATTCCACTTCCAGATGTCGCACTGGAAATAAGTTCTATTTATCTGGACGATGAACATAGGAAATTCTTTCTTGGCAGACAGTTAGATTACGTTATAAAACAGACACAAATTGCCAGAGTCACCGTGAACGATCTCAATCAGATTCGATTCAAAACTGAATTTGAAAATCCCACAAAAGAACTCATACTAGTTGTTCAAAATGATTCTGGAACGCTGGGGGTTTTTGATTACAGTTCAGCAGCAAGTTCGGTTTATACGAGCTACTTAAATGATCAAGTGACCAGGTGGAAACTCTTTCTCAACGGACAAATCTATTTTGACTTGGACCAAATGTCAATGAGAGCCATACAACCTTATGAACACTATATCCAAACACCAAATTACAAAGTTAACATGTTCAATGTGGGCGAAGGAACGGTCAACATGAGCCGAATTTCAAGTCAAATTTTCGAACTAACACTCGTGAATAATAGCATAACGCGTAAAGCAAGACTCTACGCGGTAAACTATAACATTTTCCGCTGTCAGGGCGGACTCGGTGGGACATTGTTTGTCTAATCAAGCTTGATCTCACGACGCTTATTGTCGGACGTTCGCATCTTGAAGAACAGACGAAGCACACCGTCCACGTAACTCGCCTTGTACCCCTCATCCGATACATCCACGTAACTGGGCAAATCGAACGAGGCGCTCTTTTTCTCTCCGTATGTCACGGTCACCTCGTGGTCATCAGATGAAAGTGTGATGTGAATGTTGTCCTTGCCCACCCCAGGGAGGTGCATCTCAATCTCGAAACCCTCATCTGTGGTGTGGGTACGCTTGTATAGATATCTGTCAGCCATTTTAGTATTAAACTGCTTCTCCATGTTGGGAAGCTCATTCAGAACCTTGGACGTCGTGTCCAGAAGGTCATAAAGATCGCCATGCCGAAGAAAAGGTAAAA